GTAATATTACTATCTACTTCGTGTGCCAATTTGGCACGGGTATCATTAGCCATTTCGTCCTCCATGCAGGTGATAATGTAGAAGTTAGACATACCATGACGGGGTATGATTCGTATGTGTCCTTCGTCAGCAAGCCATTGAAGAGTGCGAGCCACTGTTCTCAATGGTATCTGACTGCCACTGGACAGCGTGTCCCTCGAAGGGAAACATTCGCCACTGCCATTGGAATACTTGGCGAGCTCAATGAGAAGAACCTTTGCGAAAGGTTTCTCTATTGACGACAAAGCGATGTCAGTAATAAGATCATAGTGCATCAGTTCTCCCGATCTACGCTGGTGTTTCTTCCTCTCCATCGAACTTGCAGTGGCTCATTGGTCTGGGTCACTGCATTTTTTTATTGAAGAGGCGCTGAATACATATTATCTTTCTTGTATATCAGAATTTGTTTCGGCGGTTTGACATGGGAGTGTCAGCCGCTTTTTTATAAGATGAGCTCTCAAGATAATACTCAGCAACATTAACTCCGTTGCTTAACTCTATGATTTGCTTGGCAATATTGTTACCTTCATTGCGAAGATCATAGACTCGAGCAGCCAGCCTGAAGCAGCCGAACAATTCAAGTGCATCCATTGGTGTGATGCGATGTCCACGCTTGAGGTAATTAAGAATCCGTTTGTTTTGACTTTCCATATTCGCTCTCCATAAGCTTGGCGAATGTCTCGCCTTCGATGATCACTACTACCTGCGGCTTGCCTGTCCGTCTCTTGTAGAATGCTATGTCTCTGCCTTCCAAAACTTTGAAGGGGCTGGGGAATCCAGATAGGTCACGGTACTTTACCTCACCTACCAGTTCGTGTCCCATGAGTTCGAGCTTGAGGTCGCCTCGATACTCTCCTCCCAATGCTCCTGAGAGGGGCTGGGCTTTGGCTTTGATGCCCATTTGCGTGAGCCATTTGATGAACCACCTTTCGTGGTAGCTTCCCTTCTGCTTATTCTTGTTTGCCATATCTCTGCCTCGTAGCAATCCAAGCATATATACCAATGCTTCTGTGTTGTTCGCTCGTGACCGTTCTTGAGAATGGCAACGAAATACTTGGCGTTAGTGGAACAAGAGTCACACTTCGCCATCCCTTTTTTTAACTTCGATCTCGTACTCAAGAGCGTCCAGCCAACACATAAGCATGAACCCAGAGGGTATTCGCTTGTGTGTTTCCCATTTGTGGATCAATGAAACTGTGCATCCGATGTCATGCGCCAGTTTTTCTTGGCTTAAATTCCGCTCTTGTCTTGCGGATGTCAACTCGCTTACCAGCAGATCGTAACTGCTTGGTATGATCACGGGCTGCTTCAAGTGCGTGAAGTTTTTCAATGGCCTTCATCACCTTTCTTGCTGTCTCAAACCTCAACTCTGTCTTACCGTGGATGGTTCGATAATATGTTGACGTTGGAATGCCAGCAGATTTGAAAGCTTGCAGCAGCGGCACGTTGTATGCCGCCACTGCTTCTTCGATGGTTTGCATGTATGATTTCATGCCGACCTTACTGCATCATTGCAGCAGCACTGTCAACCTATTGAGAATGCAAGGTGCTGCCGATTGCAGCGTAACCAGCAATGTCAACGAGTGTATCGTGCGTTGCCTTCTCCTGAATGCGCCCGACCTTGAGCAAGATCATCATCATTGCAACATCATGTGGTGACACTCGGTGCTCAAGATATGCCGACCAATAGTCAGCGATCTTGTCGAACGAATCTTCTGGTTTGCCATACTGATCCTGTCGAATGCCGTTGATAATGTTGTCAGCGTCTTCAAGCACGCCGTTGAACGGGCGATTGTCTCTCGTCATTCCGATACTCCTTTGGAAACTCGGGGATAAAGTCATCAATTTGTGGGGGATTATAATTATCTTCCCAATTCTTTATGGCTCGCGCAACAAACTTGCTTCGATCAAAGCGATCATTGGTTGCAGCCAGCTTATCAGCTAGCACTTCGATGTGCGTTGGCCAAGGTAATGTTGGTGCAACCTCATCGGCCAGCCATTCAAAGTGCTGTCGGGTCATTTTCATTTGTTTTTTCCTTTCTGGTTGGCATAATCACAACAAAGTTATTGTCGAGCCAGCGCTTGGCTGACTCAGTGTCAGGCAGTTGTTCTTTTGCTTTCTCACGGATAAGCTTTTCAAGTTCCGTCATAGTGTGTCTCCTCATCGAACAGGCCATCAGGCCAGCGTGCTAGTCTATTGCCAGCACCAGTTTTCATTGAGCGGAATACTTCTTTCCCGCTTTTGGGTGCAGTCACGACAACACCAATGTCATCGCGCTGCACCACACCTCCAAGGTCTTTGAGTTGTTTGACCATTCCTTTCTCTTGTTGCGGGGATATAATTCTACTTGTCATGTTTACCTCATGTCCTTGTCTGTTCCGTTTTCGAATACGATTTCTTCTCGATCTGCTCCGAAGAGTGTAATTCTAATCACACTCCCATCATCACTTTGTATCTCTAAGTCATAAGCAGTGAAGCTAGCGTATATACACTTTGTTGTTTTTACTTTTGTAATCATGTGAACACTCATGTTCATATTGTGATCAGTTATTTTCATTTTCTTTCTCCTCGTTTACAAATTTGCAGGCCAAATTCCATGCCATTACAGCAGCAATCCATAGCATATGGCGTTCTTCCTTTGGGCTTTGCTCAATCCAGCTTGAGATTTCCTCCCAATCTTTTGGCGTGTGAAACATGTCGTTTGGTTTAAGCATTTTCTTTCTCCATTGTTGCAAGTGTTTCGTTGAGGGCATCAGCGAGCTCATGCCAGTTGACTCGGCTCCATGAGGTGCCGATAAAGTGAACAAGCAAACCGCTTTTGCTTCCAATTTCAATCTCTACCTCTTCGGAAAATCCAGTGATGTCACATGCAAGATCATCGGGCTCAACATAATAGCAACCTGAATCAGCGTATGCCTCAGCGATGTTATCTATGTACCACACGTTGACCATCCATGTTTCTTTGTTGGTCCATCCATTGTAATCGCTCATTGATTCGTTCCTTTCATTCACCAGTTCTCTGCTGCAAGCGCAGCCAATCCAATGGCAATCAATGCCAAGCCGATAATCACAAACAGTTCCATGTCTATCTCCTGTTGAGGGGTAGGTGGGGCTTACGCCGCCACCCGTTTCTTGAGAGCCGCCAGTTTGTCTGACTTGAGTGCTGGAGTGCGGCGCTTGGGTTGTGCTTCCCACTCTTCGCCATCGTTTACGATTGTATATACAGCGCAGTCAGCGAAGTGACGTTCTTCCAGTTCCTCAAGCTCGACTTCCATGCGCTCTATCATTGAGAGGATACGCATCTGAGGTGCATCACGGCCCTCGTTAACGGCTGTCTCATAGTCCGAGATTGCATCCGCCATCTGTTTCTTTTTATAGCTCAGGCTGTTGAAGCTGGTGTAGCAAGCGTCACGAGCAATGCCTTTCTGGAGGTAATCCATTTGATCACCATCGTGATATTGTATGACTGCCAGTTTGAGTTCGATGAGTTTGGATGTGTTATTTGTCATGTCTAGGTTCTCCTGTTTCCCGCGAGGAACACCCTCGCGATGAATGACAAGGAGCACGGAGATGAAACGGCGCAGCCGCTTGCAGTTTGCAAGGGCGCAGAACGGAGTGTCCCTTGCAAACTGTTTCAGCCCGATGCAACGCAGGAGTGAATGCGAGGTGTTGTGAGAGGGACAGAGAGACCCGCCAGACATAGACATCACAGACAAACGAAGAGAACACAAAGCTGGCCAGTGGTTGTAGTATGTTTGTAGCAACACATGGCATAAGCCTTCGAGAAGATAGCTCTTTGTGCGTTGACACAGGGCATATAGACGATGGTATTAACGGGGGGAGAGAGGGAGAGGGGGGTCAGTAAGGAGACACAATGAGTGACGTAGCATTGAAGAAGTTAACCGATAAGCAGATGGCTTTGGTTGATATAATGGTAACAGAAGGGCTGAAGCCAGCACAGGCCGCTGAACCTGCGGGATACGCTGCGGGCAAGGCTGGATATGTCAGTGCATACAGATCACTGAAGTTACCACACGTGCAGCAGTATATGATGCAGAGGATGAACGAGGAGTTTGGACTTAGTGCTGTAGCAGCCCTGAACACCACACGGAGACTGTCTCAGAACGCCAAGAGCGAGTACGTTCAGCTGCAAGCGAGTCAGGATTTGCTCGATCGTGCTGGGTATAAACCGATAGATAGATCACAGGTGCAAGTTGCAGGAGATATTAAGGTCTCGATAGACCTGAGCTAGGGGGTGGGGGGAAAACTGTAGAGTTACTGCTAGCTAGTGGTCCTTCACAAACATTATTTTCCCTCAAGGCTCGATGAACACCCCAGAAATATTTTGGTTCACAAAAGTGCGGAGAATGGCATGAATAGATATGGTAAGCCTGCGGAGAAGTCGGTTAAGTCTGACACACGAATTGCAAAGCAGCAGATGAAGAGCAGTGGGTATGGCAAAGACACCAGCGTGGCAGCGGAAGGCGGGCAAGAACCCGAGCGGGGGATTGAACCAGAAGGGTCGTGACTCTTACAAGGGCGGTACTCTGAAGGCTCCTGTTAAGAGTGGAGACAATCCACGGCGTGCATCCTTCTTGGCGAGGATGGCGGGGATGAAGGGGCCTGAGCGTGACGAGAAGGGCAAGCCCACGCGCCTTCTTCTCAGCTTGAAGGCTTGGGGTGCAAGCAGCAAGGCTGATGCTAGGGCGAAGGCTCGAGCGATCAGCAAGAGAAACAAGGCGAAGGATAAATAGATGTGTGGTTCCTCTGGCCCTAGTGCCGATCAGATATACGAACAAGAGTACAAGGTTGATTATGGCGACCTACCCTCTCTCAGCATGAACCCGAAGGTTGATCGAGGCAGTCGTAATAGCTATGCCAATGTCCGCACTGGCTCTAAGCGGCGATCTTTGCTGGCTCCTATGATGCAGATGACACTTGATCAGGGGGCTCAGTAATGGCTTGGACTCTGAAGAACGGTGGTGCTGCATGGAATGGGGAAACTCACCAGCTTGGCGCCACAACATATAGCGGGAAGACTCGTACGCCTGCCTCAAAGCCTTTGGTTTGGATTGATGAGAAACCGAAGACACCCAAACCTTCTTCTTCTATGCAGAAGCCTGCGAAGAAAAAGCCAACACCAAGTGCCAAGCGCACAACAGCATGGGATTAAGATATGCCAAAGGGTAACGTAACGCCGAAGGAGCGCATGAATCAGCGCTTTTCATTGCTTCAGACTGAGTTGGAGAAGACTCCAGCCGATTACAACACATTCACCAAGATCAAACGCAAGGTGAATGAGTTCCTTGGCAGCAGCGATGGCCAGCTTGTGACCACAGAGAAGCGCGTGAAGCTCAAGCGCAAGCTCGATAAGATGGCAAAGAACAATAAACTCCAGAGCAAGGGTATGCAGCCTTGAGCTTTATCAACACTCTTTCTCAGCGTGAGCGAGATACGCTCAGACGGGTCGTGAAGGTGGTGCATATGAAGCATCACCCGAAGGACTTTGTGAATGATTACGAGGCCGACAAGATCATTGAGGCCATTGGCCCAGAAGTTGCTGGCCGAATGATCAAGGTTGGCATTGATAAGGGGATACAGAGCCTATGAAGAAGGGTCTTTACGCAAACATCAATGCTCGCAAGAAGAAGGGCATCAGTCGTCCCAAGTCAAAGTCCACGATCAGCGACAAGGCTTATGCCAACATGAAGGCTGGCTTTCCAAAGAAGAAGAGCCTACTGAAACGAGATGGTTGACTTTAAATACAAGCCAGATGGCGATGTGCTCAAAGCCTTTATGAAGAACGAGAAGTTCTTTCGTGGCATTCGTGGCCCTGTTGGCTCTGGCAAGTCCGTTGGTTGCTGCATCGAGGTGTTTCGCCGCGCATTGGAGCAGAAGCCAAACGCAGAAGGGATACGGAAAAGCCGATGGGC